TTGTAAGGATTAGTTACATGGCTGGTTCTTCTCACATGGGTGACGTGGAACAACTTGAAGGCGTATTCAACGTGCTTTCAAATGATTGGCAAGTGAAGGATAAGTTTAAGGTGATGCTTGCAGGATGGGATACTGAAGGAAGCACCACAGATATTACATTCAATCAGGAGTTCGGTACTGAACTTCAGAAAAGAGGATTATGGACAAATCAAATGGTGAAAGCAATCAATAGTTCCAGAGGAAATGTCGATGCACTACCAAACTTACCTGAAGACCTTAAAGAAAAATATAGGGATAGGGTATTTGATAGTAAACAGAGAGACATCAAATCAACTGAAAGCATTTATTTGTTTTATGAAAACATACTTACCGATAATCATCGCATGATTAAGAATGATGATTATATGCAGTGGTTGATGAATTTCGAAAGAAACGTCAAGTATGAAAATGAAGGTAATTTCGCAAGACGTTGGACTCAGAAAGCAAACATATATGCACAGGTATTGGATGAAACAGATATAGTAATCGCACCGCTTGCAGACAATTCATTTAACAGGATGAAATCAAACTTGAAGCAGGTCGAATGTTGGACAAGGAAACTTCCAATCGTATGTTCAGATATTCCACCATATAATGTGCATGGTAGACACATGGAGAATTCAGTTCTTATACCAATGGATATGCCTAAAAAAGCACACAAATATTGGGTTAAGTATTTGAAAAAACTCATATTGGATGCTGATTTAAGAAAACAGCTTGGTGAGCAGCTTTATGAAGATTTTAAGTCTGAATATAATCTTGCTGATGTCACAAAGAAACGTGCAGATTTTTACAAGGCAGCAGTGGCAAAAACATTAGCAGTTGTGTAACATGAAGAAATTCTTTCAGAAAATACTTCTTTGGATTTACATTAAGTATCATACCATTATGGTTGCGATAAGCATCGCACTATATAATACTGAAATAGATATACTTAAAGCAGACCCGAATAATTTACAGGAACGTGATAAAAGGGTTCAACGTAAATTACATAGAAATCCGTTGCTTGAAAAGTTTTATGCTGGTACGAGCGATGAGAAATATGTTCAGGAATACTATGAAGTGTTGAAAAAAGCCGATAAGTTTATTCGCACCGCAACTCCGCATCAGAAAGCAGTTGCAATGGATAAGCATCTTCGTTTTGTTGAGGAAGAAAAGGATGCTAAAGACCAGTATGGTAGAAGGTATGACTATACTGGCTTTTTCGATGAAAATCATAAGCATGCTGGAAAGACAATTGCCGAAGTCTTAGCAATTGAATTTGATGAAAGAAGAACGAAGGATGATGATTATGAACTTCTGCAAATATTCAATAACAAACCAGTTGAAGCTGGTGTCGCAAGGCTTTACGAAGAAATTGAAAAGGCGAAGAAAGAAAAAAGCGAATTTGAGGTTACTGTCATGAAATCATTCGAGTTTCCAATAAGAATAACACATTCTGGCGATAATCTTGCAAATAAAATTGAGCAATTAACTGAATTTTTACATGTGAAAAAAATTGGTTTTGAACACAGGCAATTGGAATTTTTCATACCCCTGAAATTCAAAACACAGGATGTGCAGGAAGATTCTCAAATATTTAAAGAACTCACAGATGTGAAGGAAATCTTCATAAAAAATGATTATGGGGAAATGATTGCATTTGGTGTAACAAAATTCGTTAAAAGAATAATACATAATAACACCCACGAAGTTTGGAAATTTCAAGGAATTGAAATGCAACAAATGGGAATTTAAATTAAAATAACATGGGAAGTTTTTTAGACAATCTTAAAAATGCTGTTGAAAATGGCGAATTTAATTCTGAAGCAGCAAAGAAAATTATTGAAATTGATAAATTGGCAGATGAAAAAAGGGATGCTGAAAAATTAATTGAAAAAAGACTTGAAGAAGCGGGTATAGTAAAGTTGAAAACCGAAGACGTTGAGATTATCAATTCAGAGTACGAAGATAAGATGAAAAAGATAGAACAATTGGATGAAGCGAATGTCTGTCTTAGCGACCTTATAAACAGAGAGGAACGAATATTAGGTGAAATTCAAGAAATGATTGAACTTGCAAATAGTGCAAAAGAAGAATATTCTGTAGAATTTGAAGCAAAAAATCCAGCATTTATGGATTTGCTGGCAAAAATAAATCACATAAACATGAAATATAATAATTCAGTAGTTTTAAACAATTAAAAACAATTAAATTTATGGCAAAATTTCAAGATGCATCTCCCGAAGTGGAGAAACTGTTCGATGAAGTCAGAGACAAAACTTCAATACCTCAATGGATTCAGTTTAAAGTTCTTTGCAATAACAAGCAGAAAAAAGAACCAATAAAACTTGTTAAATCAAATGAGCTTGTGGAAACACTTAGCGATGGAATCAACTTTGCTGTCGTAATCAACGAAGATATTTTCGGTGCATTGCCCGTTGAAATGCAGAAATTGGCAGTGGATGAAATTCTTGCTGGTGTTGCGGTGAGCGATACTGATTCGGTTTCATTGGAGAAACCAGATTTCAATACATATACGGGTGTATTGTCAAAATATGGTGACAGCGAGGTTATTAAACTCAAAGAATCGGTTAAGAGTCTTTATGATGTACAAAAACAAAAGGAAGACCAAGAAAAAGCCGAGAAAAAGGGTAAAAGAGGAAGAAAGAAAAGCGTTTTCAGTTAATATCAATAAATATCAAATGATAAATCCCGACCATATGTGTCGGGATTTTTTTGTTTATAAGTATTTATAGAAAAATCTATCATAATGTTAACATATAATATCAAATTTCCTCTCAATGATGACGTAAGCACAAACACTTACTTTCAAATGAGCAGAGTAACGAAGGATGCTTTCAGTTCTGATTTATTATTATTGTTGTTAACACAAAGGGGTGAGAGATATTACGAACCGGATTATGGTACTAACCTATTGAAATTCATTTTCGAACCAAACGATAGTATGACCGAAAAAGATATTGAACAGGAAATAAAAAACACTGTTTCACTATATATTCCAGCACTTAAAATTCAAAGCGTTACGTTCAGTACACTTCTTGATGAAGAGGGACAACCAATATCTGAAAATCAGTTAAATGTGAACATTAAATTCACATATAATGAAGATGCTTTTAGTGAAAACGGTGAATTAGATTTAAAATTTTAAGATATAGAAAATGGCAACAGACACAACAACTAATGTGATTCAATACGGAAGTAGAACTTTCGGAGAAATAAGAACCGATTTAATTGCGCTAATCAGACAGGCATACCCTGAAGTACTTAGCGACTTTACCGATTCAAGCGTAGGTGCAATGCTTATTGATTTAAATGCTGGTGTTGGAAATAACCTTGCAATTAATACTGATAGGGCATTTCAGGAAACACAATTGGAATATGCGCAACAAAGAGCATCAATTCTGAACATTGCAAAAAACATGGGATTTAACATCCCTGCAAGAAAACCTTCCGTTACGGTTGTTGACTTTACAGTTAATGTACCTGTTCTTGGTGATAGACCTGACATTTCATACTATCCACAATTACAAATCGGTGCACAAGTCACTGGTGGTGGTAAGGTGTTCGAAACACAAGAAATTATTGATTGGAATTCTGCTGTGAGCAATCTTGGCGACCCCAACCGTTCAATTATTCCTAATTTAGATTCAAACGGTATTATTCAAAATTATAGTGTTACTAAAAGAGAAGTTGTTATCAATGGTTCAACCAATATTTTCAAAAGGGTAATTAATTCATCTGATGTAATACCATTCTTTTCAGTAACACTTCCAGACCCGGACGTGATAGAAATAGAAGGAATTATTTTATTGGAAGGCACTAATTATTCAACAAATCCACCGATTAGCTCATTTAACACAAGCATGGATGGTAAATATGATTCAACAGTTAATAGTACAATTAATCACTATTATGAAGTTAATTATTTGGCACAGCAAAAAGTTTTTATTGAAGATGTTAGTGGCTCACAATCAACAAATACTGGTATTAAAGCAGCTAAGTGGATTGATGTGACGAAAAAATTTATTAAGGAATATACGCCAAACGGATATTGTAAATTAACATTTGGTTCTGGCGATGCTGATGTGGATGCATTCAAAAGTGGTTTCCTTAAAGAAGGCGTGAGCAATCGTGCTTTTCTTGAAAATTTCTTGAATAATAGCGCATTGGGTGAAAAATTAAAAGCAAATCATACTTTATTCGTAAGATATCGTACTGGTGGTGGAACTTCTTCAAATATTGGTGCAAGAACATTAACGAGTCTTGGAAATTATACATTATTGGTTCAAGGGTCACAACAAAAATATAATCAAGCGGTACAGAGAAGTCTTAAAGTGAGTAATCCAATTCCCGCAATTGGTGGTAATGATGGATTAAGTGTTGAACAAATCAGGCAATTAATTAAATATAATTTTTCAAGTCAGAATAGGGACGTTACATTAACTGATTACTTACTTCAGCTATATAAAATGCCGGGTAAGTTTGGGTCACCATTTAGAGCAAACGCATTCAAACTAAATAATAAGGTGGTATTATCCATACTTAATATTGGGGAAGACGGAAAGCTTTCAAATACAAGTAATAGTTTATTGAAAGAGAATATCGCTGAATATCTGTCATATTATAGGATGATAAATGATTATGTCGAAATCAAAGATGGTAAAATATTTAATTTGGCTTTCGATATTGATGTCTTTGTGGAGAATATTGCAAATAATGCAATAGCTAATAATATAATAACACTTGTAAGAAACTATTTTGATATTAATAACTATGAAATGAATCAAGACGTATTTCTTGGAAGACTTGAAAGACAAATTCTTGAAGCAAATGGGGTGATAAATGTCATCAGTATCAAGGCATATAATAGGGTTGGTGGACAGTATTCTAATAACGTGATTTCACAAGCATTTGCAAACACAAACACAGGTGAAATTCAAATTATTAACAACACTATTTATTCAACTACCGATTCGATGTTTGAAATAAAATATCCCGAAAAAGATATAAAAGTATTTCTTAGGAAAAAGGTTGGATACTAATGGAAACAATAAAAAAAACTGTACAAATGGTTATGACCACTGGTTTAACGGCTTGTACCAGTGGAACTTGTTATATAATTATACCGAATACTGGTGTTACATATGCTTTTAAAATTGGTTTAAGTGAAGAAACACAGGATATTGGATTTCTTGATGCATATATGGTAACGGGAAGTTATCAATATATTGTTGCGAATAATAAATATTATTCATATTTAATTGGTGGTACTTCTTATAATGATTTAGATTTCGCAATGTCAAGTGGAATAATTTCTGGTACAACAAATGATGCCGACTATAACGGCTACACGTACATTCCGTATATTGTGACTGGTGGTAGTAAAAGTAGGTTGGTTGAATTGAAAAAATATGCCACAAATCTTCCATTTAATCAACAATATATTACTGGTGGCAATTGGAACACCGATGGTGTTGATTATGTCAATACCATTGAAAATATAAGAATCATTTACTATCTTGGTGGAATACGATATGTTGATGAATTTACTGGTTCAGCTTCTGGCACAACGTTTGCTTTCGTGGGTAAGGGAATAAATAATCCAAATTTTATTAACGTCCCAATATATAAAAACCCAACAAAAGAAAATATTATCAGCAATCCAAAAATCAATGATGATGTATTTATAGTTAGACAAGAATTATCGGCATTTGAAAATAATTACAGATTAGAATTTGTAAAAAATTTATCTGAATTAGAAACGTATGCAAGCGGTAAACATTTTAATATAATTAACAATAGTTAAAAATGGCAATTGGAACATACGGCATATCAAGACCAGCAGATGTAAGTGTTAATAACATTAGCGTATATTATAATTTTACACCTAACAGAGAAACAAGTAACAATACAATATACAGCTTAGATGCAAGTGAAGTTTTAGAGTATTGTTATTTGCCCGATGATGAGCAAATAATCGCAGGATATAATGAAAATTTATTGGAAGGTCTTTATAATTTAAGGCTTCCCGCATCAATTTTTAATCAATTGGGGATATATACTGTTTATATCAAACCTAAAATAACTCCGTTGCTTATAATTGATTGTAGTGTATTATCCGCAGTACCAACAGTAAAGGGGATTGTGGTTAATGTAAATGATTTACCTGAAGAAATGAGGGCAAATAATGCATTACAGGGATATAGAATTGAATATGTGAACAGTGATGGTACTAAATTGAGAAATGTTGTTCGTTATGTTGTAACATCGAACAAAGTTGTTCCGGTCAGTGAAAATGTTGGAAACACATCACAGAAAGCAATTAGGTATCGTTTCGATGATTCAGGGACGTTAATGTTCCTACAAGTTACACCAAGTAGTTCATCAGATGTTAAGCCAAATGCGCTTCCCTTTATTGGCAACCCCGGACAAACAATTTTAATATCAAATACATTTTTTAGTCCATTGACTTTGGAAGTTGAATTGGTTGAAAATACTATTGATACTTTGTCGGATATTGTCGCTGGTGAACAGATTAAGGATGTTCAAAAGGGTATTCTTACACATTATGATAAGAATAGAGCAATAACGAAACAATTTAATTTATATGAAATAAAAGAAGATGTAACAGATGTTCCATTATTTGAAGTTAAAGAAAAGCGTGTAAGCATTGATGAAACACAAAATTTTGAAGATGTTACTAATGAGGTTCAGTAAATAATTGCGAAATTCTAATTTTAAAAAATCCCGATTCATTGGATTGGGATTTTTTATTTTATTGTATTTATAGTAAAACATATAATTTGTGGCAAAAGTAAAAGTTGTAAATACAAGGCTTGATTCCAATCTTAATGGTACTAATTTTAATAACATTCCATCTGAAACTATTTTTTCATTCGGTAGTTTTACCGTAACGTCAAATTTCGATGGAAGAACACCAATAGATTATACCAACGAGTTGAGTTCATTTGTGCGTCCAGTTACATTGGAAACAATGGGTGTAACTGATGTGCAATCACAAATATTACACACATACGCAACCAATGCCGTATTAAATCTTGATAAGTCAGACCTTAACACTTTTGTTAGATATGGTTCAGCATATGAATTCCTAAGAACCACTATTGAGAGAATCATTCTCACGTATCCGGGCAGTTTGTTTATGAATAGTCAGCTTAACATGGGCGGCAATGCCACATTTTTTGACTATTCTGCAAACACAATGACCAATACAACCACATTAAGAATACCCGTCAATTCTGTGGTAAATAAATTTGGATTAGTTTATAATAAAGGAAATCAAAGTACTCCTGATGATAGTGAACTTAAAAACTTAAACTTATCGTATGATAAATATGTTGTCTGGTCATCAGAAAATCCATCAGGGAATTCATATTCAATAATTGGATTCACGGGATTTACAACAACAAATCCTTCAATACTATTAGAAGTATCAGGTATTCCATTCTTAAATTTTACGGGAACTTCAGATTCACTTGACTTTCACATTAAGCCAAATAATTTAGTTTTTGAAGAATTTAGAGCATTATTGAATGATTATCAGAAATATATGATTTCTGAAAGGGATAGCACAAATGGATTTAGTTTCATTCTTAAAGACCCGACATTGCTTGATGATGGTAACATTGTTTATGGCGATTCGACAATGTTGTGGACGACAGGTGACAGATATAACATTGATATTGACACACCTAATTATAGAAACTTCCTAAATAGTGTTTTAACGATTGGAAGTAAGTATGATGCAATAAAAACCGATTTAATTGCAAGGTTTTTAACACCTGCTTCACTTAAAACATATGACCTTACTGAAGAAGGTAAAATGACAAAACTTCTTAGGGTTTATGGTAGGGAATTTGATGAATTGAGGCAATTTATTGATTCTTTGGTTAATATAAATAAAGTTACTTACGATAAAATCAATAACATTCCAGACCAACTAATTAAAAATCTTGCGAGAACGTTTGGATGGGATTATTTTTCATTGGTTAATGAAAATGAATTGGTTGATACCTTTTTAACCATTGATTCGAGCGAAAGAAACTTAAATGAAGATTTACTCCCTGCGGAAATTGATATTGAATTGTGGAGAAGAATTTTATTGAACACAAATTATTTTTGGAAGTCAAAAGGTACTCGTGAAGCGATAAAATCAATGTTTCTTTTGATAGGTATTCCAGAACCATTTATAAATATTACAGAATATGTATATACTGTTGACGGTAAAATAAATCCAAACACAGTTCCATTGACATTGGAAGAATTGCCTTCAGTATCATTACCTTATGATAGTGAAGGCTATCCTATTGCACCAATAGAGTCGAACAGTTTTTATTTTCAAGTTTCTGGCGATACAGATAGTGGTCAGGCATATATGGATGTGTTCCGTATGGTTGGATTTAATTTAACACCGATTGTTGATAATAAAAAATCTTGGGTTCAAACTGGTGCAACTACAAGAATTGATGATACTACGCCACAATATTATCAGGAAGATAGTAAATTGGTTTTGAATACGAAAGAAGTTGATGTTGCGCTTGATACAGCACGTGGTATTGAATATGATGTGTTTGATTATATTAAGAATACAGACTTTCCAGCTAATTCAAGCGGATATACATTGCCATTCAAGTATATTAACATTTCTTTAGGTGTCACTTCACCAACCACATTCACATTACCATTCGAATACAACCCAAGCAACATTCAAGGCGATTTAGAAGTTAGATTTAACGGTATGTTAATGAATGGTGCGAAATTGTACACAGGTGGTACAAGCACAATTAGTGAAACGTTTAGTGATGGTACTGATGGGCAATATGTTGAATATATTGTTTCTGGAAATACCATTACATTAAACCCATATTTAGGCGTGGGTGCTGTAAATAATGCATATCGTAGGGACGTTATTCAGGCAACATATATTTATTCTGCAACAACAAGTCCGGTTACGGGCATTACTGTGCAGTATATTGTAACGAGAATTAATCCAAGCATAATCGGTACAGTGATTCCCCTTCCATCAAATGCAAGTGGGGATGTACAGGTGACTATGAATGGTATTGCGCTCACAAAAGGAACGCCACAATTTACTGCTGATTATATTCCAGACCCGGCGAATCCAAATCAAATTATCATTCAAAATCCATTGATTACTGGATATCTTAATGACGAAAATGCAAAGGAAAGATTTGTACAGGTTGCATATGTTGAAGTTATTGGAAGTACAAGTATAACTGCAAGAAGTGAAATTTACAGAGCAGATAGCTTCAATACTGGTAAATTATATTACAATTCATTAGCGGGTAAATTTGTTTATAAACTTAACTATAAGGTAAATAATGCGAATGAGGTTAAAATATTAATTGATGGCATTGCGTTAGAACCATTAATAGATTATAGTATAAACATTTCAAACCCATATGAAATTTTCTTACCAGCCGGAATTAAATATGGCAGTGTAATTAGTGCATATTATCTTGTAGGCGGTGTCGATTATTATACCCCAATTGTTGGTGATATATTTGGACTTGGCGATATTAGTCAATTATCGTTTCTTGAATTTATTGAATTGATTCAAAGAAGAATGATAAATGCAAGAAATAGGAAAACTATCGCCGATTTTAAGGGTGGTTGGTATCCTACATTACTAAATATCTATATTCAATATTTGAAAAGAGGGGAACTTGAACCAAACAATCCATTATTATCAAATGGCTATACTTTTGAAAATTTATATTCGTTTTTGAGTAAATATAACGCATTTTTCCAAAGATTTGTTGACCAATTATTGTCAGCAACCATTATTTTAAAGAAAGGCGGACTGTTAATTAGGAACAGTGTGTTTACTAAACAAAAATTTGCTTATAAAAGAGGGGTTAACTTATATTCGGGTGGAACTGTTTCTACTTTAGATATGAGGGGTATGACAATGATACAATATCTTGGTGATGATGGTAGTGAATTCATAATTGCACAAACCATTCCACCGCCACCACCGCCACCCCCAACACTATATGTTGAAACAGTACCCGGAGTTCTTGGAAGTATTATTACTGGTGGTAAGAGTATTCTTGGTTATGAATTGCTTGATGAGTATGGAATTATGTATAAAAAACAAGCCGATAGCTTATGGTGTAAAAATTCACAATGTGGTTCATTAAGTGTTAGTCAATATAGCACCACACTCACTGGTTTGGATTGTAGCACTACATATCAATATGCGGCATTTATTAAATCCAATATATATGGATATACTGGTAATTCAGAGTGTACAACAACACCTGCACCATCAGTTGCAATAACATTATCAACCTGTTCTGCGTTAAGTTGTGACCAAAACAGTATCGACATTACGGGTGGTATTCTGTTACCAAGTGTATGTGGATTGGCTGTTGATTACTATGGCATGCAATATAAAGCAATTGGCACTGTTGGTTCATTTAGTGAACTTGTAATAAGTCCCACCGCATTAACCGCAACTGCCGTAGGTGGTGTGAAAACGGTTACAATTTGTAGTGACCCTGAGAATGTATTTACCATTCATAAAGACCTTTCCATGTCTTGGGTAAGCACTGAAGCACCAGAACCACCAGCACCGTTAGGGGTTTCTCATAATATTACATTTGGTCATAGTCTCGACCCAAATCCAAGGTCGGGATTGATATGTTATAGTGCTGCAACTAATATTGCCTGTGTTTGCGTCTGTCAAGATGCATATATTTCACCAACGAATGCGGTCAATCTTTGTTCATCGGGTGGTTGTGGGACTAATTATGTAGATTTAGAGGTACTATCATGTGGTGCGTTGGAATATAGTAAAGCAAGGTCGGCTGGTGAATGTTTCTTCCCAACATTTACTTGGTGTATGTGTAAGCCAGCAACTGCTGCCCCATATCCGATGTGTGCAGAGTTAACATGTAATGGTGTTGTGGTTTGCACAAAAACTGTATTATCTAAGTTTGCATGTTCATGTAGTGGTACTTGGAACAGATGTGTTGATTACAATGATTTAATTGAACTTGCAGTATGTGTAGAAGCACAACCGGGTCAAAGTAAACCAACCATATCAAGATTGTCATTGACAAGTATTGGTGCTGGTGTTGGCACATATTCAATTGGTTCTCCTATGAGTTTAATTGCAGCGACTTGTGGTGGTTTTTAGTTTAAAAATAAAATGTATTTATAAAATAGAAGTTTAACAAAATGCAATTATTTCCAAATTATTCAGCATGTACTTGGTGCACAACAACATTAAGCACAGGACCTGTTCTTGGTGGTGCATATGTTTGTAACATTACCAGTTTATCGGCAAGTACTGTTTATCAATATAGGGCATATGCTGTTATTGATGATGTACCATATTATGGAAATATATTAAGCGGTTGCACAACTGCTACACCGTCAGGCATTCCATTGGTTTGTACAGGACCTATTTTACCTGCAAGTATCTCTCCCACAAGCATGTTAATTGAATGTAATGAAATGTGCGATGATTGTGGCGCACCAATTGCTGAATATGGGGCACTTTATACACAAATTTCTCTATACGGAACACCCACAACGCTATGTTATCAAAATTACCCTGCACATGTCTGCAAATCTTCAATTTGTGGTACTGTTAATGATGGTTGTAATTATTTCACAATACTTACTGGACTTACACCAAATACTATGACATATTATAGAGCGTTTGCGAAAAATGTTAATGGTAGCGGATATGGTGATATTTGTACTCAAATAACTGCTCCCCCACCAGTAATTGCAGTTACAGCGTGCATTTGTGTTACAAGTACTTGGTATAATGAAGAACAAGGATATATTTGTTTAGACCCACCATTAGCTTCTGGACAATGGGCACAGTTATCAATTGATTATAATCAAATAAATTGTGGTGTCACATATACGGATGTTGCACGAATTAGAATATATTGTAAACCAGATGGCGTAGCGTATTTCAGTGAAATTACAACAGCAATAGACCCAGACTATTACATGTGCACAGATGTTAGTAGATTTTGTGGATATGGTGGTGGACAATTCATGATTAATTGTGGAGATGAAATTTGTTTCTCAAATCAAGTTGAATATGCCATTGGTTCATGTAGTTCATTCTGTATTCACCCATATGATAGCAGTCCAGATATAAGCATATCAGCACATCCAGATTATTGTGAAAGTTGTGTGGTTATTACTTAACATTAAAAATAAAATTAATTGTATTTATGTTTAAAGAATAAAAATGGCATTTATTGAAAAGAAAGACCCAGTTGTTATCAATATAAAGTTAACTTCAAAAGGAAGAGAACTTTTATCGCAAGGAAATTTGGATTTCAAGTATTTTGCCATTGGCGATAGTGAGATTGATTATAATTTTGTTTCAGAAGTACAAATAACAGATTCTGAATTCACCGCATATAATTTAGGCATATTAAGACCAGCAGATAAGAATCCCCAAATTTTATCTTTCATTACGAAAACATTATCTGGCGACCCTTATAATACAATATCAAATGTACCATCGTCACCATATGTGGTTGAAAACACCGCAGATTCTATTGGGTTCTTTACGAACATAACAAGTTCTGGTTCGACATTTATCACCGATAGTAATCACGTTAAACAACCTGATGCAATGGTTAATGTGGGTAATATTAGTGGTGACACAAAATTAACATTATTGAAAGCACCAACATATGGTACAAGCAGTGCAGAACCACAAGTTGGAGATTTATTGTTGATTAAGTGGACATATGGTTTTGATACAACTGGTCACACTATTCAGAAAACATATCCAGTGCCATATTTATTCTACAAAATTACGAATATTATTGGTGGTGGCACATTAAGTAGTGGCGCAATGACAATACTTGTTGATAGAGAATTACCTAATTTTACTGGCATGACTGTAAGCGGCATATATGCGGGAGCATTAGTGTACTATAATTTCATTAGTTTTAGTGGTGATACTGCTTTCAATATGTCATCAACGGATTATCTTGATGAAAGCGTATTATCGTTTTTGGAAAACAGTCAATGTCCCACAATAGTGTTTCCATTTTGGAACATGTCTATCGTATTCACTGAAGAAATTGCTGGTGTTACCCCAGAAAAGCTAAAATATACACAATTTGACAGTAGAATATATGGTGGTTTTGTATCGTATATCCAAAATCAAGCACCAATATATAAAAAATTGGGCATAATTCATTATACCAATTCATCTCCTGCTAACGTATATGCCGAAGGGTTTTATCTAAACACCCCAAGGCTTACGATTCCAACAATAATGTGGCATAAATCAACAAACGCTACAATGGGTATTACATTGGTTGCGACAGGTGATTCAAAATTATTGGTGAGTAGTGATACTGGTATAACCTCACTTAACACAGAATATTATGATTTGGCAGATGAAAATGGCAATATTGTTGGTAAAGTATTTACAGAATTAAAAATATTTGTGATTGAAGACCAAGAATTGCTATTTGCGATGTCATATAAATCAAACAGAAATTGGACGCTTCCAAATTATTATGCGGGTACAAGTGTACTACCCGATTGTCCTACAATGACACCTGTGGTTATGTGGAAACCAATTGATGTTTCCACACCGACATTAACTGTTGTGAGTAGAGAATATTGTCATTCAACATCTGGTGGATGGGTAGCAATTCCAAATTTAAATGAAACGTTTACGTTGGTTGGTGGTATATGTAACACTGGATATAAAATTGGTATTTGTAATAGTGCTGCTGGTTTCCCGGCTAATGCAGTAGTTGGGGCATATAATATTTCAGATGATAGCTCAATTACAGTATGTGCACCAGTATTTATAGCACCAAGTACATGTGGTAGCATCACTATAACAAATATTGACCCTAATGGTACTTTTGATGATTATTATTTTAAAGGCACGGCAAGTTAAATAAACTAAAAATGAACGGTAATACATTTTTTATATCATATTTATTAAAATCATTGAGTGGTTATTCACAATCAATCCATTGTAACTATATTGATAGAATAGAATTAAATGATGTTAGCCCTCTCATTGAAACAATTAGAATGGGTTTCTCTGAAGCTACGGATTTTAAATTTCTAAACGGCAGTACTGGTACAACAACTGGTTATTCAGCACATAAATTATATGCTTTGGTTCAGTTAGTTCAATATACTGATGTTGACGATTTATCTGAAGTTAAACCAGACCCGGCATTGTGGAAATTGTTTGATTTGACAAGTCAAATTGTTGGACATACTGCAGGTCAATTAATATCACCAGCAAATATGATTGGTGTAGTGTTTGAAATACCGTTGCTTGGATATTATGGTACAGGATTCACCACATATAATTTAGATTATTTAGCTTATCCAATTCCAATTGAAACGGATAAGTTATGTTTCGGTGATGAAGTTTATTTTTTTGGTAATGTTGAAACAGATATTGAAGCGATTGCATACACGAGTGACTTATCAATTAACCTATTGCTTAATGAATTTAATTCAACAACAAATCCTACTTGGGATGGGGTATCATCTGTTGCAATATCAGAGATTGGAATTTATGATGAAAACAAAAACTTAGTGGCTATCGGCAAATTGAACAATCCAATTATTAAGGATTCAACAATTTCCAGAACAGTATCATTTGCAATAGATTTTTAATTTTCACACAAAAAAATCCCAAATCTATAATTTTTTATAAATTCTTAGTATTTATTATAAATTATGAAATAAAATTTATGATACATATGAAAGAATTAATCACAGTTAATGGAACAAAGCCAAAATCTATTATTATTGATGGTGATTTGCACAGTAAATTTAAGATGTTGTGCAAGGGAAAAAACTTAAAAATTGGCGGTGTAATTGAAGACCTTATCAGAGCGTACTTACGTGACCCTAATGGAATACAGCGAGTAATTAATGTGGTTAGGTGTGAAATTGATGAGGAAGCACAAAGAAAATATATCACCGAAGCACTTAAAAAATAATTTATGGAAAAATATGTTTGGTCATTGGATATCAGTACCACCAATATTGGTTTTGCTTTATGGGATTCGAATGGAAAGCTGATTGAACTTAAACATCTTGAACTTAAAACTGACAAGAACGTTCCTGTCGATGATAGGGATATTCATAAAGCCGAAATATTTAGAAACTACATCGCTGATTACAGGGAACACATATTCGATGAATTGAATGGTGTTATTGAGCATATCGTTGTTGAAGAACCATTGGGTGGCAGCAATAATGCAAACACCGTGTCGTTGTTATATGGGTTCAATGGTATATGTAGATATATCCTTTATACTGTATTCGGTAAATATCCGATTAAGATATCGGTTTACGATTCTCGTAAATTGTTTTGCAGTGAATTAGTAAGGGTATCTTACAAGAAAACAGGCGAAAAAGTTGAAACCCTAACCTTCCCGGAAAAATATAAAAAAGAAAAAAAGTTGTATATCTGGGAAAAAGTTTGTAAATTAGAACCGCAAATTGAATGGTTTTACAAGAAGGACAGTAAAGAGCCAAAAGACATGTGCTTTGATATGTCCGATAGTTATGCGGTTGGATTTGCAGGACTAAAGAGGTTAGGAATTGTTAAATGAAAGAAGCATATTTAATTCAGTCGTTAGAGGATAGTTATTATAAAATCGGAGTATCCAAACATCCGAAGAAAAGATTAAAACAGTTACGGACAGGTAATTCATCAGAATTAAAGCTGGTCGAATCATACCCGTCTGATTTGCACATCAAATCGAAAAAACGTTACAGCGTAGATATTCTCATCTTCAAAAAGAGGGGGAGTGGCTTGATATGGGCATTACCAATGAAGTATCGTTTCTTAAAGAATGCCAGAAAATCGAGGAAACATTAATATTTCTTAAAAAAAATAGTAGTGTATTTATATAAAACCTTGACAATTTGGTTTATTTGTTTTAAGTTTGACAAAAATTTCGAAATAAATTTTATTTAATTTATATTAATCATGGCATCGGAACGAATTAAAAAAGCAGTAGAAATAATCAAATATGCAATCAAAAATCAAATATCGGTTAAAGAGGCATCCGTCAGATGTGGATGCTCTGATACGTATGTGAAGAACACAAAAGCAGTTGTCTATGAAAAATACGACAATGGCGAAATTGGTGACGAAGATTTTACAGTCTTTGACACAGCTTACAAAAATTACACAACCAACAGAGGCGTTGTGGCGAAAGCCGAAGACACGAAAGTAGATGAATCGGATAAACCCACAGACCTTCCCCCAGCAGTAAACGGTAATGAGAAATTAAATTTCGAACAGTTTGGTAACAAAGCAACCGTTAATTTTTTCACTGATGATAAACCCAAAACACCAGACCCAAATGAACCAAAACCAAATGAAACAATGTTGGAAAATTTAGCAACTGGTGAAGAAAGCTACCCTAAAAATCACATAAAAACACTTGATGAACTTCTTGACTATCTTAATGTAGATAGAGAAATCTGGAAAGTTGAAAGAACACGTCTTAATAAATGGGATGTTACAAGCTGGCAAGATGGTTATGCCAGAACAATTCAGAATTTTCAAGTAAGAGCAGACCTTATCAGGGATATCCAAGTGGTTAAAGAAAAACTTGCTGGTGAGATTTTCATTAATATGATTAAAAACTATCAGCCACCTGTCTTTATGATGGATTACAATGATGTTCCACAAACCGATGAAAACAATCTTCTCGAAATATCAATATTTGACTTACACATGGGTAAGTTAGCGTGGGGTGGTGAAACCGGAGAAAATTACGATACAAAAATCGCTCGTGCAAGATTCTTAGAATCAATTGAAAAACTTCTCCATAGGGCAAGTGGGTTTGATTATTCACACATATTATTCCCTGTTGGAAACGACTTCTTCAATAGCGATACCATATTCAATACCACCACGCAGGGTACTCAGCAAGACGAAGACTTGCGTTGGCAGAAAACATTTAATGTAGGTACAAGACTTCTTGTTGATGCAATAAATATGTTGAAACAGTCTGGTAGAGCTGTTGATGTTATTGTCATCCCCGGTAATCATGATTTCGAACGCAGTTATTACATGGGTAAATTCCTTGAAGCTTGGTTTAACCATGACCCTGCTGTGAACATCAATAATGGCGCATCGCCAAGAAAATATTATCGTTTTGGTAAAGTATTGCTTGGTTTTACTCATGGTAGTGAAGAAAAAGAAAGTTCACTTCCACTTCTTATGGCAACCGACATCGAATCAAAGCCAATGTGGAGTGAAACAATTTATCATGAATGGCATTTGGGACATATTCATAGAAAAAGAAATGTAAGTTACAGGGTTACTGATAGTAAAGAAAGAACATTAAATGAAGATTTGGGTGTTACCGTCAGGTATCTTTCAAGTCTCACAGGTACAGAAGAATGGCATCATAAGAAAGGATTTGTCGGTGCAATTAAAGCAGCAGATGCATTTATTTGGAACGATGAACTTGGACTTGTTGCCCATCTGAATTCAAACTTAATAATACAATAAAATGGCAAAATCGAATTTAATTAAATTAGCTAAAGGCAGTGACAAAAAGGGAAAGCCTGCAAGAAAACCCGTTGAAAAGAAGGTTGAGGAAAAACCTTTATCACCGGAAGAAGAACGTGACTTAAAAGCTAAACAAAAAGTGAAAGAATTATTGAACGATGTTGAACTCGTTCCCAAAGAAAACGAGGAAATTCTCGAAATCGAAGAGAAGAAAATTGAAGGCGTTGACTGGCTTACAGAAGAAGTTACTAAACTAACTTCCCAAAATGAACAGTTGAAAGAAGATTATAGAAAAATCTTGGAAGAGAATAAAAGGTTAAAGGGTGGAAAGCCGGGAACTGTTGTAGCACCTTCTGCACCAGTAGATGATTCAGTTGTGCAAGCAAAACTTGTTCAATTATTTCATGAATTACAGTCGAATTATATGAAAAATCCCGGCATGAGTCCTGTATATCCCGGTGTACCAAATTTCACAATTCATCCTGTGGCATTTATGGAGAGAATGATAATGTTCTTCCCATTCTTAGGTAAGGAGAGAAGGTACAAAGCGTAATTTTCATAATTATATTATAAAAATGCTCTAAATTCTTTGATTTGGAGCATTTTTTTCTTATATTTGCTTTATGGTTAGGGGTCAAGAATTTCACGCTATCATTCAGAACATCTTTGGTGATGTGAACGGCTACTTGCAGTCAGAACAGGTGCAGGTAAACTGTCCACGTTGTCAGGAAAGAGAGGGATTGTCATATCCTGACGGTAAATTTAACTTGGAGATAAACACAGCGAAGCGTATGTTTCGTTGTTGGAAGTGCGATGAACCACGTTTCTCAGGGTCACTTGGAAGATTGGTTAAAATGTTTGGTTCACATATTGATTACGATGTTTATAAATCATATGCAGGAATTTTTCACGATTATTCAGTTGACGAAGATGAAAAAGTATATGCACCAGTAAAGCTTCCAGAAGAAATGATACCGTTTGCACAAATGGAATCAGCAAATGCTGAACATTTTGAAGCCTATACTTATTTAATTGCCGAAAGAAAAATATCAAGAGAATTGATTTTAAAATATCGGCTCGGTTTTTGTACGACTGGAAAATATGCAAAAAGAATTATAATACCATCATATGACATTAATGGTGAAATAAATTATTTTGTTGGAAGAAGCTATGACCCGAAAGAGAAAAAAGGTAAGAAAAAGTATCTCAATCCCCCTGCAGATACAAGTAAAATCATTTTCAATGAGGGTTTTGTAAATTGGGATTCTACTGTATATCTTGTTGAAGGTGCGTTTGAAATGTTATCGTTTCCCGCAAACATCATTCCGATGTTGGGAAAAACATTATCAACCACATTGTTTATGAAATTGAAAGAATTAAAGCCTGATGTTGTAGTATTGTTAGACCCTGATGCTTACAAAAATGCTGTGGAATTGTTTTATACTCTGCAGACTATTTATGTTGGCTGTGAAGATAGGGTTAAGATAGTTAAATTGCCGACTGAGGAAGACTTAGACGAATTGAGAAGAAATCAGGGTGTAGATGCTGTGATTAAGAGTCTTCGTACCGCAAGAGGATTAACTGTCGATGATTATTTTATCCAAAAGTTAGAAAAGCCATATGGTAAAAGAGAATACGGAAGAATTGACTTTAATTCAAAATACGTTAAATAGAAATCCGCAAGCTGAGAAAATATTTTACACGAAATATAGAAAAGTAGTAAAAAGTTATCTAAAACATAAGTACCCAAAACTTATTGTTGATATTGACGATTGTGTATCTGATATATTAATACAGGTTTTTTCAAATCTCAGTAAATATGACCCTGAAAAGTCAAGCGTCAAGACTTGGATATTGGTTATTGCAAGGCATTATATGATTGATATGTGGAGATGCGGAACAATAACATATCAATGTTCAATTCCATTAAATCCTTCGTTCGATAATGTGTTTACGATAAACAATAGTGGTGAATATTACAATAGTGGGTACTGTACATCAACCTCACTCGGCAATGAAGTTCTTTCAACAGAAAATGTTGGGGGTACGATAAATGCTGGAAATAGTTCGTTCACAGCAACTAATGGGATGGCGTTTGTTGCAAATTCATTTAGTATATCTTGTAACATCACTGCATTTGAGAATTGCAGTTCATTGAATCATATATCGAATCAATTATCTCCTTCAGATTATACTCTATTGGATATGAAATATGTTCAAGGTTATGATTATTGTGAGATTGGAAAAGAATTTAACCTCACAAGTAACACAGTCAGCAATAGAGTTAACTACCTAAAAACCAAATTGAAGAAAAATAATTTGGATTTGATTTACGAATAAAAAGGTCCGTCAATATTGACTAACCTTTATCGGTAAAAATCCTTGCATTTATTGGGGGTTTTAGATATATTTGTAAAAAATTTTACACATGATTAAGAAAATAGCACATTTAGCTGACATCCACATCCGTAAGACTCCCACACGCAACGAAGAATATCAATTTGTATTCAATAAATTAATTGCTTCATTACAAAAAGAAAAGCCAGATAGGATTGTGATTGTTGGTGACTTGGTTCACGATTATCTTGACCTGCAGGGTGAACAATTAATCATGGCTAATGAATTGCTCAATGAATTGAGTAAAATTGCTCCGGTACGTGTTACCAGAGGTAATCACGATTGTAGAAAGAAAAACCTAAAACGTGTTGATAGTATTAAGGCAATTGTAAAGACACTCAACAATTCAAGTGTAATATATTACGACAAAACTGATGTTTATTATGATGAAAACATTGCTTGGTTTGTCTGGCATCACGGAGATGTGAAAAACAATCCTTGGAAAAGCAAAGAGGGTAAAATATATGAAAAACTCAGGAGTACTTCAGTCACCAAAGATGAAGAGGGTAAATATACTGTCCCTGAATATTATGCAATTGATTTATTTCATGACCCGGTAAATGGATGCAAATCTGTTACTGGTTTTGACATGAAAAGCAAGTCACTCTACAAAATAAGTGATTTTAAGGGCGATATTTCAATGTTTGGTGACATACACCGTGCACAATTCTTAGATTCGGCTCAAACGAAAGCATATTGTAGCTCATTAATTTCACAAGATTTTGGTGAGGGTGATGATAATTTTCATGGCTATTTGATGTGGGATGTTGAAAACAAAGTCGCTGAACTCATACCAATTAAAAATGAGTATTCTTTCAAGAATGTCAAAATAACACCATTCACAGACTTTGATGATTTGGATTTTGAAATAGAAAATCCAACCAAACACATGAGGGTTAGATTTGTTTGGGGTACGCTTCCACAGGGTAGAACGAAAGATAGTGAAAGGAAAGTGATTGAATATACTAAATCAAAATACAAGAATATAGTCATTTCACATAAGAATGAATTTCTTGAAAGTGAAAAAATTGATGTAAATGAAACCATCACGTTAGAAAACGTTTCAAATAAAGCAGTTCAACATGAGATTTTTAAAGAATTCCTTGAAAAAATCGGTACAAAAGAAGAAGTGATTAATGATATCATTGCCCTTGATGAAGAAATTTTAAATGAAATTGACATCACAGATGAAGTTGGTGGTGAGTGGAATATCATTAAGTTCGGTGGAGAAAACTTCATGTCATACGCCAATTTGGAAATTGATTGGAGAGAAATGGATGGTTTGTTTCAGATTACCGGGATAAACACTGCCGGGAAAACCACCATTATGAAGCTTATATCATATGTTCTTTTCGGTAAAACATTAGAAACCGAAACCAGAATGAAGTATGGTGACATGCGTTTCATTAACAACAGGAATGGTGCTAATCATTGTGAGGCATATCTTGTAATTGAATCGGGTGGGGAATATTATGGTGTTAGAAAAAGAACAGATATAACAAGAACAAAAGGTGGAGAAATCAATGGCGCACCAACTGCATTGAGTTATTATGTGCTTGCTACACCAGATGATGAAATGAATGAAAACAATTCTTTGGAAAAGTTGGATGAAGATAGGAAAGTAAAGACTCAAAAGAGAATTGAAACTATTATTGGGTCATATGATAACTTCATGCGTATTGTTATGACGACATCCGATACGTTGAACAGGATATTGTCGAATGATATGGCAGTTTTTATTGATTCGTTGCTCTATGATAGTGGCTTGGATATATTCGACAAGAAACTTGAAGGATTAAAAACATATCAGAAAAAGGTTAATGATTTAAGCAGGGTAACTTGTAACATTGAAACAACGACACTGCAGAATACAACATTAAATGATGAGATACGCATACTTGAAGCTGAAATAAGTGAGATTGAAACAGTGAAATTACCTGATGTTCAAAATAGAATCACTAAGGGTAGAGAGTATATCGAAACACTCACCAAGAAATTATTTAAAATTGACCCTGAAATTTACACTCTGGACGTAAGTAAAACCAAAGAAGATATTGCTGCTCACCAGAAAGAGAAAGACGATTTAAATGCACGCAAAAGCGTCATAGAGGAAAGTATCAAGCCATTGAAGGAAACCTATGACGAAAAACGTCTGGAAGAACTGAATAAGAAGAAGGATGACCATAAAACGAATGAATATAATTCTAAAATTAATATCAAGGCGCATGAACTGGACATCACCAATGCAGAACATCAAATTGAAATAATTAATGGCGAAATTCTTAGATTAAAAGAAGATGGTGCAAAATATAAAAAAGAAATCGCTGAAATAAAAAACAGTAAAGTTTGTAGCCAGTGTGGACAGGATATTAACAAACCGGAACACTTGGAGCATATTGCAAACACCGTTAAGGCAAAAGAAAAACTTATGTTCGAAGTTGCTGAGAAAATTAATACAAAAACAGCAGGTAAGGCAACACCACAAAGCATCATTGATGCGAGAAAGTTAGACATCGAAAAAATCGGGAAGAATATTGAAACAGAATCTCTTAAAATGATTGAGATTCTTACTGAAATAGGCAGTCTCACCAATGATAAGAATGATGTTGAAAAACGGAAGGAACTTCAAAATGAGTTAAATCAAATCCCAATTAAAATTCAGGTCGAGGAACTTAAAATTGTCGCACTTCAGCAGAAGATTGATAATCACGAAAATAGTTTAAAACAAATCGAAGAAAATCAAAATATTGAAAAGGGTATTGCTGCAGCTAAACTTAAAATAACAGAACTTGAAACTGAGGAAACTGATGAAAAGGAAAACGTTCTCATAAGGAAAGCATCTGTTGCCGAAAAGCAAATCAAAATCAAGAACAACGAATTGCTGATAACGGAATTCAAACTTCAGGAGCATCGGGACATGGTAATGAATCTATATAAGAAATGTGTGCATAGGGACGGTATTCCGAGACAAATGCTTGCAAATTATATTATTCCAAAAATTAATTTAACGCTGGAAAATATATTATCAGTAGCACCATTCAAAGTTTGGCTTGATGTGGATGATTTAAGACCTAAATTAATATATAACGATAGACCCACAGCAATTATTGATTGTATCAGTGCCAGTGGTAAAGAAAGAACGTTTTCAAGTGTTGTACTGAAGTTTGCGTTAAACCAAATCAATGTGAAGGCAAAACCAACGATTTTCCTACTCGATGAAGTCATGGGTAAGTTGGATGAAAATAGTGTTGAAGAATTTATTGAGATATTACAAATGATTAAAAAGAACATGAAGAAAGTTTTAGTCATCGAGCATAATCATGAAATCAATCCTGACTATCTGATTAATGTAGAGTTAGGTGAGAATGGAATATCGTCAGTAGTTGTGGAATAAATTGCATTTTTTACTATTTATTGGTAAAGAAAAAAAATGGATTTAAAAAAATACAATGAATTAAGGAAAAAAATAAGTACCAAGGATTTTGAAGGCAACAACAAGGGGTTGGATAGGTGGTTATGGAGATTTTCTTTTATTGGTAATGCCAGTGCAATCTTCTTTGCATATTTCTTAGTATATCCGGCATTGTTAAAGACAATTACGTTGCATTTCATGAGTGGTTTTTGGGGTAATGCAATTGCGTTTTCATTGGGTGTAATTTTCCTAACAATATTCGAAGTTACTAAAAGATATTTGGTTAGAAATTTTTCCAGTGATTACATGGCTAATCGCAAAAAATTAAACACGAAAATTATTGGATGGTTTACAACTGCACTTGCAATAATTATGCTCAGTTTTTACTTATCAATTACCGGGTCAAAGAATCTGGCATCAACAAGCGTTTTTAAAAACGAAGTTATTGAAACAGAAGTTTCAAGTGTGACTGATAGTCTCACATTAGTATATGATGCGAGAAAGAAAACATATCTCAATGATAATGAAAGGTTGAGAGTAGTTACAAACGATTTACGTGAAAGATTGGCTGAAACACCTTTGAATTATATGTCTGCACGCAGGGACTATCAGTCAAGCATTGATAAAAACGCAAAAACAATTGCAGACAATCAAGCCGAAATAAGCAAAATTGATTTAGAATTAAACGCAAAGGTTTCTGAATTAAAGAATGAATTAATCACCACAAGAGAAACACACAAAACAGAAGATACGAAAAACATATTTCTTTTCACAATAATTGTAATTTTCAATGAGTTGATTATTATTGGAGGTATCTATTTCAGGGAATATTTTGAACATACTTTATTTGAAATCAATCACCAAAAATTTGAGAAAATTTATCAAAAGAAAGATAGGTATCGTGCATTACTTGCATTTGTTTATGGTGACGGCAAATTAGTTCCCGGCGACCAAGTTTTACCGGGTCAACAACTCAAAGAAATAGTTGCGGAAAAAACAAACATACCTAATTCAAATAAACTTGTTGATGAATTCTTGCAAGATATGGATAGATTGACTATATTTGTGACGCACGGAAAACGTAGACGCATTTCGGCATCCTATATTGAGGCTGTGGATATTGTTGAAAGATTTGATGATGCGTTTAGAGTGCTTGAAAATATGAAGTAATATGGCAAATACTGAATCAAAAGAAAGGGGTAAATTGTTAAAAGAATCATTAAAAATAGTAGATGAACTCGCCAAAAGTGATTTGAATGGATTGGTCGAAAAATTTACAAGTGATGATTTTGATTATGATAAATTGCAAGATTTGATTAAAAGAGCAAAAAGATTGAAAGACAATAAATTGTGGAAATTATGAGTAAGACAAATTGGGATTTAAGATTTATGGAACTGGCAGACCATATTGCACAGTGGAGCAAGGACAGAAGTACAAAAGTGGGTGCGGTTATTGTAACCGATAAGAACCCCGTATCAATGGGATATAATGGATTTCCCAGAGGTTGTGATGATGAGGCAGAAGAAAGACATCAACGACCAGAAAAATACGATTGGGTATTACATGCAGAGGAAAATGCGTTGATTAATGCTGCTCGTAATGGACAGGTAACTAAAGGTGCTGACATGTATGTGAACTGGTTTCCATGTGCAAAATGTGCTGGCATGATTGTGAATGCTGGTATTAAAAGAATATTCTGTGACAAAGAACCTGATTTCGATAATCCCCAATTTGGTGCTGGTTTTAAATTGGCAATAAAAAAATTACAGGAAGGTGGCGTTGAGATAGTTTACATGGACTACGATGCCAATAGAAGTGTAAAACAGTAATGGAAATTGACAATATAACATATGGTGTTAAAGAAATCAATCACTATAAAACTCAAAACGTAAAAAACCAAATTGTCTTAGCTACGAGTTTAAGAAAGGATAGTTATCACATTACCAGACTTCAACACAAAGAATTTGGTAAAACAAAAGGGTGGAATACATTCACAATATCACGAGACGGAACAATATATCAGCACTATAACCACAAATTCCACAGTGATTTTCTTGGCATAAAAGAAGCGGATAAACAGTCTGTTTCAATTGTTTTGGAGAACATGGGTTCGCTATTCGAAACATCAACCGGAAAGCACATAAATTGGCTTAATGAGGTTTGTGATGAAGAACACATTATAACCAAAAACTGGTTCGGATATAATTATTGGGAAAATTTGGGGGATGAACAAATATCAAGCACTGTTAATCTCTGTAAACAACTTTGTGAACAATTTAACATACCAACCATTTGTATTGATTTTCACCATTACCATAAAGATATTGTAAAATTTAGGGGAATTGTGTTTAGAAGTAATTACATTCGGGATAGTAGCGATATTAATCCATTGTTTGATATTGAGAAATTTAATGCCATGCTAAAAGGCAAAATCGATAGTGAGTAAGTATTTATGAACATGAACAAACTAATTCAAATAATTAATGAAGAAATTTCGGCAATTCGTAAAAATAAGGGGAGAAAAGCAGATTGGTATGCGTATAGCAATAATGAAACATCAAAAGAAAAGCAAAAAGAACTTCAGATAGTTGATACAGATAAACGCAAAGCATGGGAATGGCTTGCAAAATTGCTTGAAAGGGTGATTAATGAAAGGCATGAAATGCTTGATGATGACAACGGGGAAACAAAATTAACCGAACCTAAAGATTCTGCAACACCAATTAACGAGAATAAAAATAAATCGGACTATTCTCAAACAAAAGAGTCACTTTTGAGGTCGAAATCAATCGATGTGGAAATGAAAAAAGAAATTTTGAAATATTTGGGTGGTGGTTCGACATATCACGAGGGTGGTAGGGTAACGGGGTTAATTAAGCCACAAGAATTAAAAGAAAAATCAAAAAAGACTGATGGCGTTGGATTTGGGGCAGATAAGGATGGCTTTTTCGTATATACACATCGAGCACGTTCGAAATCACATTTAACACCGGATAAAATAACTATAAAAGAAATAGATTTTATAGATTCTACTGGATGATTTAAATAGTATTTATATAAAATTAAAATTATGAACAACAAAAGTATAAATAGTCAGACTACTCCAAATCAGATGCGAATGTTAATGAAACGTATACGTACTGGTAATTTCATGGAAGAATCAAAAGGAACTTCACATACCGATAAGAATGAAACGATAAAATATGAATTAAACATGTATGATATGTTGAAAATAACACGTAAATTAAATGAGCAAATCGAAGAAAAAATAGAAAACAAAAAAAACGTATATGACCAAGGTATTGAAGAAGAAAAATTCAGAAACTTCTTCAATAGCATGAATGTAAACATCAAGTTTCAAGATTTAGAAGTATATAATAATTTGGTTTTCTGGGGCGGTACAATTGACGGAATAATTCAGTTTGTTTATAAGGTAACACCTGACGAGGTAACAAGCGGTGTTGAGTTTAATTATTTGGAAGATTTTTCACCAGACAATCCACAAAATGAAGAAATTGTAACAAGGGTAGAATCGTATTACGACACATTTTACAAATATTGGAGAGATAATGTCTTAGAACAATAAAAAAGATTGAAACCTGACAGAAAATGTCAGGTTTTTTTATTTTAGTGTATGAGGCCCTTTTGCTTTATTTTTTAGTATTTATTATAAAAAATTATAATTATGAAAAGTATTTGGAGTAAATTGTTGGAATTAATTAAGGGCAATAAAGTTACAACATTTGTAATTGCACTTATATTGATTTTATTAGGAATTGTCTATTTTCAGAATCAGAGAATTTCACATTGGAAAGATAAGTATCAAACAGAGGTTAAATTAAAGGATGCCTTAATTGATAGTGTGAAGTATTATCAGAATGCGAGAAAAGAATGGGTTGCCGAAAAGCTCACAATTCAAGAAACCATTAAGAACCTTGAAAAGATGTACGGTCAATTAAGTGATTCACAAAAAGAATTGATTGCCAGAATTAAGGAGCTAAACAAGAAGAACGAAGTTATTGCTGCTGCATTGATTACAACAGAAACCAAAATTGATTCTTTACTTATAATAGCAGGAAAAGATGGAAACGAAGTGACTGTTGATACAACAAAGAAAATGATTAATTTCAATAATTTAGCTGCAAAAGATACTTCCTTTGTTTTTGATATTGATGTGAATAGCGTGCTTCCAGCACATTTGGATATTAAGCCGACTATGTTATTCAAATCAATTGAAATACCCAATAAACAATTTGCAACATTTCAATGGAAGAATGATAAGAAAAAGGGTTATCCTATTTCATTCAGCATTAGTAATTCGAATAAATATGTTAAGGTTGTTGGTCTTGAAAGCTATGCTATTCCACCGCTCGATAAATTGAAAATCAATCCAACTGGTTGGCAAAAAGTGGGAAACTTTTTCATAAAAAATGGTAGAACTGTACTATATGTCGGGGTAGGTGCTGCTGCCGGAGCAGGTGCGGTTTATTTGATGACGAAGTAATATACCCCGTGAAGTGGGGGACATTTTAGTTTGTTTCAAAGGACGCACGTTTGAATAAGATGTGCGTTCCTTTTTATTTAATGTCATTTTTTTAAGTTATTTAAGTATTTATAAACAACAGATAAACATAACATGAATACAAACGATATTAAAGGGATTGTTAAGGATGAAATCAATAAGTTCGTTGACGATTCTTTGGATAAAGAAATGAAGAAAGTGCTTCGTAATTCAAATAGTCAATCACGTGATGAATTGATTAGTACGATTAAGAATGCGATGGAAGCAGTTTATAAAGTGTTGTGGCAGAAAAGAGATTTTTGGAAAACTGATATTAAGTAATGAAAAAAATTAACGAAGAAATATTCAAACCAACATTAAAAAAGCCTGTGAATAAACAATCACAGAACTTTGAAAAAACTTTTAAAAAGACTATGACTCAATTTAATCCCACAATGAAGTTAAATGAGACTGACGGGTTATTAACCGAAAAAGAACAGTCTTTAAAGAAGAAGATTTTCAGTCTTTCTAAAATGGAAGCGTTGGTGTTTTCTGACCCGAAATTATCTGCAGTCTATGAAGAAATGGCAGAGAATGGTGAAGAAAAATATGGTTATCATTACAATGAAACCATCATGAATATGATTTTCAATGATTACGTTCTTAACAGTCCAAAATATTTACAAAAATATAAAATGGCAATTCCAAAGGAAAAGAAAAGGAGAGACCAAAGTGGAATTAATCAATTAAAGAAAGCTGGTGAAGAAAAAATGGCACAAAGTGGTTTACCTAAAGCCGATGAAAAGAAACCTGAAAAAGATTTAGCACCATCTGGCTTACCAAAACCGGATGTTGTTGAAGCTGGTGAACCCTTAACAAAGGTACAGTTCTTGGTTAATGAAAGAGACCCTGAAAATCCAAATGTGTTCGCATATTTTCCAGAAGAAAATTACGATGTGGCTGGCAAATATAAAACAGGTTATTCACATATAGGACAACACTCTGCTGTTGACCCACAATATGCTGCAGAAAGCAGACCTGCAACACCAGAAGAATACACCGACCTTAAAGCAGAACTTGAAGGCGTTGGTTATAATCTTGAAGTACTCAATCAAACCAATGAAACTACTGGTTCTGGAAGTTCAGGTGCTTATGTAGGTGCTGCAGCTTGGAAAAAGAATGGCGGTGATTTAGCTGAAACCACATCTGCAAGTAGTGCTGGTGGTGCTGCTGGTTATGTTGGATATGCAGGTCCTGCTGCTTGGGGTAGCGGTGACTTGATGAAAGCTGGTGGCAAATCAAAAGTAATGCGTAAACCAATGATTCCGGGTGGTACTTTCATTCAGGAAAGCAATTATTTGATTGATTCAAGTGGATTTGAGAAATTCATTGAAATGCTTAATGAAGATATTGATTTATCGTATCAAACAGAATTAGGAAAAGAATATAAACAAACACATACTGGCAGTAATCATGGTTTAGGTGTAAGAGAATTACCAACATCACCCAGACGTGATGCTTTAAAATCAGATATAGATGCCAATACTGAATTATATGTTGGTCAGGATGTTGATAGGATGCCGAACAAAGACGTTGATATATTGCATGTTGATATGACAACACCAAATTCAATGTTCCCAGACCCTAAAAACCCTGTTTTACGAAACGATGGTATAGCTGGTGATGTTAAGGAACAGACTGTGGATAGAGCAAGTGCAAACAATAAAATTATTGATAAAACCGCTGCATTCACAAGTGATGTGGTAAAAAATTGGAGCAATAAAGATGCACAAATTGAATTAAATACAATAAATAGTAGGAAAATGGATACGCCGAATTTAAACGAAAAGTCGAAATCAAAATCACAACAGCGTTTCATGGGTATGGTTCATGCAACACATAAAGGTGAACTAAGTCCTGATGAAGTTGGTGGTGATGTTGCAAAGGCAGCAGCTTCAATGACAAAAAAAGATGTAGAAGATTTTGCAACAACAAAACATAAAGGTTTGCCAGAAAAAATTGACGAAGAATATCGTGTTTCAAATCCACAACCATTAAAACAAGTTGGTTGGTTGCCAATAAGAACCTATAAAACAGGCGGTGCTGCAGTTTTCGAAAATGATGATTATGGAAAAACACAGGGTGCATCATATATCGTTGGTTCACCATACGAAATGGAATATGTGGTAAAACCATATAAATTGGGTGATAATGAAAATAATTATTTGATACAACAAAATCCAAAATTTTGGATAAGACATATCAAAATTGATGACAATACCAATAAAATATACTATTTAGATGATGATGGTAAGTATAAATTTTTTGCCAATAATCAGGGTATTGAAATAAATCCCAATAAAAATTGGAGTCATAATATTGACACCGAAAGATTTTTACAAAAAATTGAAGATATGAAAAAACAAGGGGCAACATTTAAATTAGATGATTCTGACGTTAACGAAGATACACAAACTATGATACAAAATAACGGAACATCGATGTCTAACAAGGCAACCCCTGCTGGCGACCAGAGCAGCAACATGGATACAGGCGCAAGGTCAAGTGGTGGAATGAGCGAAGCTTTAGAATTAGAGTCTGCCAATAAATTATTAGAAGAATTAAATAACGAATTGGAAGCATTTTCAATTCATCAAAATAAATTAAAGAAAATGAGTGAAGATAGAAAACCATCGTCATTGGTTATGAAAGACCGTCTTGGCAATGACAATGAAAAGAATTTCAAAAGCGATTTGCAACAAAGCGGTACTAAAGAAATTATTGATGTTGAAAAAGAACTTCAATACAAAGACCAGCAAACTAATATTGGTGATGACCCACAAAAATTAGCTCAAGATATTGAGAAAGCTGAAATCAAAGCAACAGATGCTAAAGGCGAAGAACATTTGAAAAATGTTGGCGATTCACCAAATGATAAGGGCGATGAAATCCCTAAACGTAATTTAAAGGACGAAGAACAGCACGAAGTTGACATGTATCGTAATGGACAGCATAGCTGGGTTTATGACAACGAACCTGACAAACGTTTTGAAGACCGTATGAGGGCTGATATGGGTGATGACATCTATAAGATAAGACAGGAACAAATGAAATTCCGTGCCAAAGCACCTATGTATAATAAGGATACACAGCCAGTTGGAGATGGTATTGATAAGGTTCAATTTGATAAAGAAAAATCAGGTTGGAATGATAGGGAAGGACTTATGGAAACTATGGTTACAGGCAGGTTTGTTGATGCTCTTGGCAAAAAATTCATTATGGATTTCAGGTTAAATGAAGCGAAAGTTGTTAAAGAATCGAAAGAAGTTGAAAGCATGTTCGAATTAGATTTTACCGGATTCGGCAACAAATATGTAAACAGAACACAGGATAATAAGGTGATTGTTAATGAAACAGTTGAAAACGTATTATCTGAAAGTAAATATTTTACCGATGGTAAAAGCATATTTGTTATGAAAAATCCTGTTCAAAAAATAAATGAAAGCGAACAGAAGGTTCAAAAACCAGTGGTAAATGAACAAGTCAATAAAATGAAACACTTACTTGGCTACAAACCTAATCAGTTTGTTGATACTAAAAATGTGAGAAAAAACCGTGGATTTTAATAAAGTATTTCACAAAGCAACTGAAAGCATAACCGAAGAACAGTTTTGGGAAGCTTATAATAAGTTTCAGCCAAATGGTTGGACTAAGTTTATCTTCAAATATTTTCCGAAAGAAACGAAACGTGAAGATAGGTGGTTGAAAAACATATTCATTGGTGTTGAATTAGTGTTGTTTCTTACAGGTATGCTTGGAACAATATTGGAATGGAGCAAAATGGCAATAGGAATACCAACAATCACATTTGGAATACTATTAACCATACTTGTATTAGGTGGATTTGTTGCGGTGTTCATGAATAATTTCAGAATCGGCAAAATCAGGAAAGAACTTGGTGGTATATCAAAAACTGAATACAATAGATTGGTAGAATTGTATTCCGAATAAGAAAAATTTTACTTATATTTGTGGGGTGTTAATTCAATTAGCACCCCATTTTTATTTTATAATTAAGAGCAAAGTATTTATGTGAAAATAGATTAACATGATTAGTTTTAATAAATTATCGTTTGGCTTATTAATGGATACATTAAAACAAGCCGAAAATCAAAAGAACGGTGAAGTTGTTGAACTCCTTAAATTAAATTTAAGCGAAATTATTCAAGTTGACTTCCCAGATGACCAGTATTTTAGAGAACAAACCGATAAAAAACAAATAGTTTTGCATCATACAGTTTCTGGTCAAGGCGTTGACGGTGATATTTCTTGGTGGAGACAAACTGCTGAAAGAATCGGTACTGCAATTATTGTCGGTTGGGACGGTAAGATATATCAATGTTTTTCAACAAAATATTGGGCACATCACATTGGTTCAAAAGCAGCTAACAACAAAGCATTGAACATGGCATCTATTGGTATTGAAATTGATGCTTGGGGTGGTTTAATGCGATACAATAGACAATGGTATCCGGCAAAGTGGGATGAAACATTAAAACAAAATGTTCCAAATCTTACCGTTCGTCCAATACAAAATGTTCAAACATATCCAGATGGATTCAAGGGATTTTTTGGCTTTGAGAAATACACCGATGCTCAAATTGAGGCAGTGAGAAAACTTTTGGTGTTTTGGAACGAAAGATTTGGTATTCCACTTACATATAACGAAGATATGTGGGCAGTATCAAACAAAGCAATGAGCGGTACACCGGGAGTTTGGACACACGTTAGTTTCAGGGAAGATAAAAGTGATTGTTATCCTGACGATAGATTGATTACTATGCTCAAATCATTAACCAAATAAAATGGGGAGCACAGGGCAAAAATATATAATAGTTAAGGACAGGGTGGAAGTATATAAAGATTTTGCATTAAATCTGTTATATTACATACATCATTATTATATTGATAAAGAAAGTCTTAGCCAAGACGAAGATATTTCCAATCATTATTCATGGTGTTTTAAAAAGGTTTGTGATGAATTTTTGAAAGAAGGAATTGATTTTACGAAAAATGATGTTTTAAAGCAATATTTTTATAACTATTACTATCATCAATTTTATAACATAAAAAATGGCGTGTACCAAGACACTTCGTTAGAATATTACGAAAAATTTTGGAGAAACATATTTGAAATCGACAAGCAAAAGAATAAAAACATTATAAATGTACTTATCGAAATTTATAATGTCTTCGATACATCTATCAATCAGGAGAAAAATATTTTAGATATCGTGTAAAAATCCTTGCATTTTGTATTTGTTATCACTATTTTTACAAGCACAAAAATAATATTATTTTAATTTAAAGAGAATTATGGCAAATTTAAAGCTCGACCTTTTAAACAAACTAAGAAACGACAAGTATTATGAGGAACTTGAATTAGTGCGTCTTGCACAAGACCCGAATATGAATTACAAGGAAAAAATTGATTCTATGCATAATAGACTTGAGAAACTTGCACTTTTAAACGCAGAAATGGGACTTGTAGAACAGTACTTCCAAGAACCCCTACAACAACAGCCACAGCAAATACCGCCACAGCAGGTAGCACCAGAAGGAGCACCAGTTGCAGCAGGACAGCAGCCTGTAAGAGTTCATCAGGGGCAGACTCACGGTGAATAACAAATGATGATATTGTCTGAAACATATCAAGCACTTTTTATATCTTCCATCATTTTTATGATTTATATTCTTGGTGATTTAATTGTAAAAATGTATGGAAGGTTTAAATTGAACAAAGAAACGAGATTTAAATTAACTAATTTTGAAAAAGTGATGTTATTGGTTTCGTTAACAGTTTTTCTTTCATATTTAATATAAGCAAATGAAAACAATTGATTCAGCGTTACAACCAATCACTGGTTTTTTATTTTCAATAACACGAGACACGGTTAATGGTTGGTATGAAATCGAAATTGGTCTCCCAAAGGGATGGGTTTTCGATGAAAATGATGAAATTAAGTGTGAGATACTTAATAAAACAGATGCTGGGAGTTTAGTCAAAATATCTCCCAAGAAATCTGACATTCTTATTGATGATTTGGTTTCATTTGTGGAAATTATAATCCAGACTAATAAAAGAATTGCTGAAAAGGAAAAGGAGTTCACAGATAAAATGGAAGAAATGAAAACGGCTTTAGAAAAAGAAGCCAGAAAATTCTATGAAGAACTGGATGAACTTAAAGAAAATTCCTTCAAAAGGGTTAATGAAAACTTCGTAACTGAAAAAAAAGAAACCAGAGGCAGAAAACCAAAAAACTTAACTGCCCCTGAAAGCACCGATAATAGTACCACAGTAGTTACCACAGAATAAAATACACATGGCATTAGATAAGAAAATATTATCAATCGATTCCGATGATGATAATAAAGATTATCAAGCATTCGATGAATTTCTCCAAGAAGACACTAATCGTAAAAAAAATCACACTGCTTCTGAAATAGAACAGATAGGCGATACTTTACTTGAGGAAATCGAAATTAAAAAAACAAGGCAAGAAATTAAAAGGGGGAAGCACATCCTTTATATTTTGAAACATGACGACAGGATTTATAGTGAAAAACTATTAAAATCATATAGTTATGAGGACATATATAACATTTATCTTGAAGTTAAGCAAACAAAACGTTCGGCGATTGCAAAATTTTTTCATTTTCTCTTTAACTTTGACTAAAATTTTCATATATTTGTAAACACAAAAACATAAAATAATGGCGAAACAGCTATTTGAAGACGTTTTCAACAAAGGAGTAATCCACGAAATTTTATTCGTAAACACTAAAGCGGTATTGATATTCCCAACAGTAAAGGAACTTGAAGTAGGCAATAAACCGCTTTTTGACCGTTGGAATTATATATTAAAAACCAAGTATGAAAATAATATTCCAGTGGAACAGATGGTGGATATGGATGCATACAGCCAAAAGAAATATCAAGATAACGCCCCCTATCTCCCTGAATATACCCGTATTATAGCAATAACAATTGGAAATGTCTATGCGGAAGACGGGAAGTTGAAAAGGCATATTCAAAAATTCGTGAACGAAGATGAATATCACGTACTTGCACAGTTCATGGATATTTTGTATCATCTGTCAAGTGAGGGCACAAAATCAAGTCCCAATTACTTTCCAATACTCTGCGGTCACAACATAATATCATATGATATTCCAATGTTGATAAAAAGATTTTTAATCCACAGAGATAAGTTTGAGAACAACAAAGAATTGCCATTAATGCTTAAAAGAGCATTAAATATAAAACCTTGGGAATCTGGAATTATCGACACTGTAAATGTTTGGAAATTTAATGGCTTCGATACCACATCATTAATGTTAATTTCAGATTTCCTTGAACTTAAAAAAACTGTTGATTTAATGTCAATGCCTGAGTTATCAAAATATTATTGGAATAATGTTAAGGAAAAACCTTCGGAAACGTTGGAGTTTATTTCTCTGCAGTCAGCAACACAAACTAATTTGGTCGTGCAATTTATGAATATATTGAGGCAACTTTAACCACACATATATCTTAATTTTAAAATTGTGGGGTAAATTAATAAAATTTACCCCATTTTTTTGTATTTATATGAAACAGAAAAGACATGAGCATTAAATTTCTTAGTTCAATAAATGCAAATAGGGTTACTGGAACAACATGTGTAATTTCACCAATAGTTTGTGCAAGTGCACACGCTTGCGCACCAATAGTTGTTGCTGGTGGCTTATCCAATGTGCATGCTACTGCAACATATCAAGGTAAAATTGATACCACGCTTAATTATCAAAACTATTTTCTTTTTAAGGATGAGGCAAATACGATTAATTTTTCAATTGCCAACGGTGCTTCTTCTGGCTCAACTAATTTCTTTCCATATTTTAGGAGTAAAGTAACATCAGCAAATCCTGCCTTATATTTTCTTGGAAACAGCGTTAATGGTCCGAGTGCAGGAACTGGTCTTATCACATTTGATGGTCGTATTAATGATACGGGTACGGGTTCATCAACAATAACACTTGTTAATTTTGTTAGCGGATATGAACAATCTAAAACAAAAATAATGGCAGATGGTACGGTTTGTACAATGGGAAATATTAATATGTTTGGTGGCAGTAGCTTGGGTTTAGTTGCATCTGCTGGTAGTAGTGATAGTGGTAAGATTGTATTTTATAGTGGTGCAAGTCCCACATGTGAATGGGGAAGAATATGGGTAGATTCTCTTAGTGGATGCTTACAATATCGAAATGCTTGTGATGCTTTGACCACAAGATGTGTATGGCATAGTGGTAATTTTAGTGGTGGTGGGCTGGTTTGGACCGGTTCAACGAATAATGGTGTTGGTACATATAGTAGTTCTGGAACAATTTGTGCAGAACCCAATCTAACCTTTGATGGCACTTCATTAGTTTTTGCTGCTGGTGCTACCAGATGTATTTGTATGGGTATTGGTAATGACACTTTGTGTATAAACGGTGCAGATACTAATTTAACTAAAGGCGGGGATATTAAAATTCAAGCGGGTGAAGGCTTTACTAAAACAGGTGGAACTGTTTGTATTATTGCTGGTGATGGTGATGTTTATGGTAGAGTAACCTTAGTTCAAAACAATATAGAAAAATTAGCAACAACAACAACAGGTGTGTTAATTTGTGGAAATATAGGTTTAGCAACTGGTGCTGAAAGAATAATATGTTTTAATCAGGCAGCAAGTAGTACTGGTTCGCAATTAACTGTTTGTGGTAATCAGGGTGCTGCAACATCTGTTGGTGGTGTGGTTAAAATTATTGGCGGAAATGGTGGCTCAACAAGTGGTACTGGTGGTGCTGTTTGTCTTGCAGGTGGTGGTACAACAAGTGGTATTGGTGGTGCTGCTTACGTTATTGGCGGTTCAACAGGCACTTGTGGTGGTGCTATTAATATTTGTGGTGGTGGCGGACCGACCTGTGGTGGTACTGTTAATATTGCTGGTGGCAGTCTTGGTGGAGAAGTTAAAATATATACAAGCGGTACTGATGGCGATTTAATACTTCATGGTTGCTATAATGGCGGTAGTGGTTATGTTGGTTTATATTATAATAATCTTCAAAAATTATATACTGTAACAAATGGTATTTGTTTAGGTGCAAATTGTGGTTTTGGCACGGATTGGGTTGCAACATCTGATTGTAGATTAAAAACAGATATTCAACCAATTACAAATGCACTTTCAGTTGTAAATCAATTATGCGGTATTTGCTATAAACTTTGCGATGACATTGAAAATGAAAATCGCATTGGTTTAATCGCACAAAACGTTTTACCAATATTGCCTGAAGTTGTGTCACGTAGTCAACCAAGTGAGGATGATGTAAAATATGGCATTACTGATGATAAATTGGGAATAAAATATGATAAATTAACAGCACTCTTAATTGAAGCAATCAAAGAACAACAAGAACAAATAAATGAATTGAAACTTGAAATTGAAAAAATAAAAGCACATTAAAATAAAAGTGTTCTCTGCCAATGGTCAATTCATTGGTATTAGCAGATTAATTTTGGAAAAAATTAAAAAG